ACTCCAGATGTCTGATCGAATACCCACACCATATAATCAGCATCGGCACTATCACCTGAAGTATCAGCTGTACGATATTTGAATTGAAGTACCAGATCTTCCCCTCGAATATATCTAGGGATATCTAGATTAGTACCGAAAGCTGAATACTGAGAAGATGATTCTGCTGTATATTTGAATACTTTATGATCATCGTCATTACTTAATAGAGCTTCTGATCCTGAAGTTGGTACTGAGATGTCACCTTCGTTTGTACTGAAAGCTGTGGTCCCATCAAAGTCTGGAAGGATATCACCTACTGAGTACTGGCCAAAGTCTGTTAATCCTTGATCACTTGCTTTAACTAGATGAATTGTATCAGCATCTCCAGCACCACCACCGATACCGAATACATCTCCACTTGAATTAATTCTCTTCATCTTATTATCAGAGCTATCCATATAGACAGCTTGATAACCTGAAGCTGGAGCTGAAGGAGTTGAGATCTCTTTAAGAGTAAGCTCATCGTCCACAGTTTTATTTGTTAAAGTCTGAGCATCGGTAGTCCCTACAATATCTCCACTGATAGGAACTTCTCCAAACTCAAGAGTTGTCCAAGAATCAGGAGTAGGATCCGTATCTGGAATAAACATTCTACCAGCTTCATGTCTTGAGATTGTAACTGAAGTATCAGCTTCATCAATAACATCGGTCCCGTTTCTATTTACTGTAATATTGTTCGCATGATTGACTTGCTTTTTAATACCAATTGACCAGGGATTAGATAGCGTTAGTCCTGAGATTGCAGGGAGGTTAAAGGTTACAGCTCCACCTGAAGTATCTACTGAATAAAGCTTTCCGCTGTCTGCATCCACGATAGACACTGGAGAGTCTGCATTGGTAATGAATACTACATCTTTCCACTGGGAAGCTGCTGCTGCGGCTGAAGCTGCTGCGGCTGAAGTAGCTGCTGCTTGAGCATGGTACTTAGCTGAGTAATCTACACCGTCTACTGTCGCTGCAGTATAGGAGGCCCAATCTTTAGCGGATCCTACTGATCCTCTGATCTGAGTCCCGATTGCATACTCTTTAGAAGAGTAGTCTACTCCATCTACATCTGAAGCTGTTTCGATGGCCCAATCTTTAGCCGAACCACCTGTACCAGCTTGAGTACCTTGAGCATATTCTTTAGCTGAATACTCTGCAGTATCTACAGTTCCACTTGTTTTAGTCGCCCACTCTTTCGAGGCTCCCCTGGTAGCTGTATCTGTAACTCCGGTCCCACCTACAGCATAAGCTTTAGATGAATACTCTCCCGAGCCATCAACATCTCCATCGGTTTTAGTGGCCCACTCTTGAGCATCATTAGCATAAGTCTGAGCGTTTGATATCTCTGAAGCAGTTGGGCCAGCTACAAGAGCATTTCCATCTGCATCGGTCATAATTGTGATATTGGTTTGACCAACAATCTCAGCTGGTACAGTCCCGTCAAAGTCTGCAGGATCTACGGTCTCAGGCATTTTCAAAGATCTATCGATCTCGTCTTGTTGCTGCTGGTCGATCATCCTTGATCTATCAAATTCATCTTCATGTACTTCAGGATAGAAGTCACCCTGGTTCCTAATATCGGTAGTTTGAGTAAGGGTTGCCACCCTACGGATAGTGATCTTATATCCAGTATTCAGGTTAGATCCTGTACCTTGCCAGGCTTTTCCGGTCCCAGCTAGGACAATAGTTCCACCCGTTGCCCCTACTCCTGTAACAGTATAATCTGTAGTCAGTGCAAGCGTAGTCTCTACATCTGTAGTCGTATTCCTAACAGTGACCAGGAGATCATCTTCTAGAAAGACTCTAAACGTATAGTTATAAGTAGCTGTCGTATCATTACCTGTGTAATTGTTACGACTTGTAGTACTAGAAATTGACATAGTTTACCTCTTATATAGTGTACTTACTTTTTCTTTTTCTTCTTCTGTCCTGTCATAAGAAGATATGTATCTCTCATATTCTTACCAGCTGTAGTCGCAGGAACGCCCACCAATATCTCTGCTGCTCTACTAGTATCCCATAGGAAATCATAAAAATCAGCATCATCGTTAAGAAAGTCATATGTGGTGGTGGAGGCCTTAAGTATCCTATTAGGTACTTCAAAACCTGTGAGCTGCCCTAGTGGCTGGTTAAACCTAATCGCTCTAGGTACATCTCTAACTATAGGTACTCCCGATACAGCGTATTCTAAAGGAGATACCCCAAACTCCCACCATTCTGGAAGTTCTCCCTCCTTAAGTAATGCAGAGATAACGATACCTCCCCAAGAAGCGAATAGCCCTTCATATACTAAGTGCCTGATATATTGTTTTCTAGAGATAGCACCGGATCTATATCCCCGATATTTATGGATAAATCTGTTACCTTGTTTGAAGGTCCAGGTCATAAACATAGTGAATAATCTAGCAGCACCTTCACTTCGCTGTAGTGCATTAAGGTCTAGTGGTAGAGATGATGGCTGTGTTTGAGTCACGATAGCATCTGCGAATTGAATAGCTTTCTTATCAGCTTCAGCAAACTCCATACTAGTATTCTGACTCATTGCTTTCATATAAGCTGCCTTCCATACCAGTCCAGTCATGGCCCTATCATTTGCTTGGATTAGGAAGAACATAGCATCTCTGACATCTTTAGCTGTGATACCTTCCTTGAAGATTCCATCTCCAAAGATATCAGTCTTAAACCTCTTAAGGAATGGATCCATACTAGCTACGACATCATGGATCTCTCTATCCATATTACCTTCTCTAGCTCTAAGGTACTTAGACTTTGATCTAACCTCTTGCCAAAGCTTAGATTTATCCATCCCTAGAATAGAGCCTTTAAAGTCAGCATCCTTAAACGCCTCCCATAACCACTTCCCTCCAAGTTCTTCCTGGGCCGAAAGTCCTGAAAGTCTCTGCTTAAGACCTACTCCAAAGTTAAGACCTAGAATGACACCAGTACTCATAGACCTGGCCCAATTGAAGAAGCCATCAAATCCTGATTCAAATCTTCTCTCTGGCCTGGCCTGGTACTTAAGGTTATCTCTGATCCTAGTATAAATCTGCTTACCTACTTTCTTCCTGGTCATCTTCTTCCAGTCTTCATTTTTAGTAAGCCTATCCATATCTCTCAAGAACTCAGCATGAGTGATATACCTCGAAGTATCTTTAACGTGTTTAGTCCACACTGAAAGACTCAATAGTGGTGGAAGGCTGTGGATTCCCCCTACCCTGTCTTTAGTCATACCGTCTTTAGGTTTACCGGATCTAAGGACAGCTTTATTTCTATCCATAGAGATCTGATCCTCTTGATGCTTTTCAGCTACATCTGATAAGGATCTATCGAACGATAATGGGTAGTAACCACCAGCTAGAGATACAACTTCTCCACCTTTAGCTTTAAGGCTGATAGGTCTAGCTTCAACTTTAGGGAGATGCCTATTGAACATTCTGAAGTTTGTTTCATCGAGTGGCTGATATAAGGTGTCAGTTGTATTCCATATACCTTGAATGGCCTGAAGCTCTTCTACTGTAAAATATGAAGCCATCTTCTGAACATTAGCATCTGTTAAATTATATGCTCTCTTAAGTACTTCATAGTTATGCTCGTTACCTACGTTAAGCATGAAAGCGATCATAGCTTCAGCGGTCCAGGTATCTCTACCTTCAGCTTGCATAATCTCTGGAATAGGTACTCCTGGTAGGTGGAAGAATCCGCTACCTAGCTCTTCTTCAAGTCTATTCTTTAAATTATTGAGCTTATCAAGATGTGGCTTAGCTAGACTCATGGTGATATCTACTAGCTCTTTATAATCTGATTCTAATTCTCTAGCTCTGTTTTGGAACTTCATCATAGTTCCGAACTCTCCAGTTCTATGTCTTTTAAAGTTATCGAGCTCTTCATAAACATACTCGAGCATAAGACCTTCTGAGTACATTCTTCCTATCTTAGAGTCCTTAAGGAACTTAGCTATTCTACTACTTTGTTTAAGGATCGTAGCATCGTCTAGCTTTTCCATATCCTTAAGCGACTCTTCTACAGCTTGCTGTACCGTGGCCAGGTCTGAGCCTTTCATACTTAGTAGAGCTCCTCGTCCTGTGTGGATGATGGCCCTAATAGATTCATCTAATTCAAGGAAGTCTCTAACGCTCATATCTCGATAGTTATTCTTTCCATCCATAGTGAATCCGCTAAAGATCCATTCCGGTAATTGGCCTGAAAGACCTTCATCAAATACTGCTACTGGAGTTACTTGATCTCCTGGTATCATCCCCTTATTCAAGTTGAACTTAGATATAAGGTCCTTCGCTTGAAGCATATAATCATTTTCAATGTTCTTGAGCTTACTCTGTAGGTTCTTAGTCTTATAGAACTTCTCAGTCTTAAGCTTCATATCTCTAATCTTAACGGCCTCCTGGACCATGACATGATTAAGGATCTGCTTCTGCATAGCTGCAGCTGCTTTATCTAGTTCACCTTTAGCAGCGTGATCATAGGCAAGCTTCATAAACTTACGCTCTGTCTTAGCGTAGATATCGTACCTTGAAGCTGTCTTTACTGGTTTTCTAAGAAGAGCTTCTTTAGCTACGTCCTTATAGATCTTAGCATCGATACGCTCTCTAGAAGGCTGTCCATCCTTCTTAGGTAGTTGATCAATAAGGAGCTGATACTCAGCGATTAGAGTAGCAAGTCTTTGATCATTATGGTCTTCTTCAGTTCCTTCTAGCATCTGCTTATCTGAAAGATCTGCTAGGATCTCGTCTTCTCTTTGCTTGATGTACTCTTCTACTTTCTCATTAACAGCGTCCTGTTTCTTAGGAGCTTCTGCTAGAGCTTTAAGGAAAGTCTCAGGAGAGTCGAAGTCATTATCTAGAGCTATCTCGGATACTGAAGCTTCTCCTTTCTGAGTTACTACAGTAGGATGAGTATCCTTGATCTTCTTGAAGAGTGTTTCACCTACAAGCTTCTTGACTTCATCAGCGTTAAGTTTCTTGACTTTAGCTTCTTCGATGGCCTGATAGATAGGTAGCTCATTGATCTCAGCTTCTGCTGTCTTCTTAAGCCCCTTCTTTCCTCCCATCGATTTGATGAAAGCTTTCATGTATTTAGAGAGAAGCTTCTGCTCAGCTGTCTGATCTGCTTCCTTTCTCTTCTTCTCTAGTTCATCTCTCTGCTCTTGAGTAGTCTTCTCTTTAGGTAGAAGGTCTACGATAGACTTCTTCATAGAGTAGTACTCTTGTACCTGGTCGATCTGCTCTTGAGTAGCAAGCATCCTATCGAATACTCCTCTCACTTCATCATTGATCTTAGGTAGGAGATCTCTTCCTCGAAGAGTCTTATAGATTGAGATAAGCCAGTTCTTAAGTCTTGAGAAGGCTGACTGAAGTTCCATTGAAGGAGCTTTACCTTCCATAAGGTACTTCTCAAAACCTCGAGTTACTTTCTCGATAGCTTCTACGTCCCAGACTTCTCCACCAAATTTCTTAAGAGTGTTTAGATCCGCTACGGCTTGATCATCGGCTTGACCACTAGCTACCAGGTTCTCAAGGTCTTGGATGAAGATGTGACCTAGTTCATGGAATAGGGAAGACCTATCCGCACTATTGAATAATTGAATAAATGTTTCATTGTTTCTAAATGTTACTGAAGCTCTAGGACCTGATCCTTGATTTTGGAATAGAGGCTGTCCTCCAGTAACCTTCTCTACGATCTTCTCAGTCATAGGGATATACCAGACATCCCCGCCTTCAGACACCTTCTCCACACCGACTCTAGCTTTCTTGTCAAGCTTCTTAATATACTTACCATAAGTACTAGGCATCTTCTTGTCATACTGATCAGCTACCGACATATCCTGGATTTTAAGTTCTTCAGTAATTGTACCGGACTCTCCTCCATCTCTGATGGCCTCCCAAGTAGGTCCAGGCAATCCATCTTCTAATTCTGAAGCTGAGTAAGATCTAGATTGAGGAGCCCCTCCATCGGTAGGATGTACTGTAATGTCGTACTTATCTCCTTCAAGTTTTTTGAAGTCGAGTTGTTTATAATACTTATACTGAGTCCATCTATCAGCGTGAACTTCACCAGGAGTCCACGTTACTGAATCATATCCTTGCTCTGCTGCAATTCTTAGAACTCTTTTAAGTGCAAGATTGAGCCAAGCTTCTGTCTGTCTAAAAGGAGCAGGATCAATCTGTCCTTCTATCCTACTTATCTCTTCTCCTAAAACCCTATACCTAGTATCTAATTTAGCTATCTTCTCCCTAACCTCTCTCGTAGCTATCGCTATGTCTTTACCGCTCTTGAAATCCCCCTCTACTTGTTCTACGTATATCCTATTTTTCTCAGTCTCAAGTCCATCCACTTCAATCTGGATATTCTTCCTCTCTGCCTTAATCTCAGCTATTCTCTGCTCTTGCTCTGGAGTTAGTTCCTCTTTATATCCTTGCTTTCTTCCTTGCTGATGCCAGTCTGATTGAAGCTCTTCGATAAAGAGAGTCTTCGACCCATCGGCCATATCTCTATCAGATACTCTTATGTGAGTGACGATATTCTCGATATCTCCCCAGTGCATATCGTAAGTGAAGGATCCTTTAATGTTAGGGAGTCTTAATAGAAGCTCACGATAGTTTTCGTAAGGACCTTCCATAACGTAGTCTTCCCACCTGGCTGAAGTTCCTACATCTGTTTCATCTATCCAAGTTTCATCGATAGCTTTTTGGGTAGCTTCTATTTTAGCTTCTTCTATATTTCGGGCATCCAGTGATATCCACTCGCTACTATAAGGACCTTCTACATAGAAATCACCTGAACTCTCTGTGTACCAGATAGCCATATCGTGATCAAAAGCTGTGTATTTATCTGCTGCCCATACCGAGTCTGTAGAAGATAAAATCCCTTCAGCATATTCTCTGGCTAGTTCTTCTAGCTTCCTCTCTGTAGCGTCTTCAAGACTTGCTTCTATCTCTTCTTCAGTAAGACCTTCAGCTTCCATCTCTTTCCTAGCTTCAGCTTCTAGCCTTTCAGTATTGTCACCTCTTAGAGTGTCATCTTGATTGAGATAATAGTCTATCTCCTCTTCTACCAACTCATAGAAGAAGTCGGGACTGTACTCACTTACTGGCATACTTACAGGGTCCTCACTCCACTCCAAAGAACTACTTTCAGCATCAGGATCTGAGCCGAGCTCCATCTCCTCAATAACAAGTCCATTCTCTTCTAGATATGTGACAAGAGCTTCTTTAGGGACCTTGCCTTCATAACTCTCTAGGAAGTCGATAACTCCAGTCCACTCAAGTTCTTCGGCCTTAATCCCATCAAGATTCTGAATCTGCTTAATGATATTAGCCGCTGGAGCTGACTTAAATTTAAACTTTTCCACTTCTTCCAATAACTTAGAGAAGTAACCTAAAGAGTCCTGGTTGACCTTATTTACCGTATCTTCTTGAAAATACGTGGTAGGCATTTGAATACCTTTATTGACTCGCTGCGCTAGGTAGTTTATACTCACTACATCAGAAGGCTGATCTTGGTCGAAAGCTTCTCCTTGAAGTGGTGCCCCGAGAGAGCCTTCTGGTATTTTACCGCTGATACTGTCCATCATAATTACCTGGCCATCCTGAACTTTAAAGTCCACGACAACTTCAGATCCATTGACAGTCCCGATAGCATTGAGTCTCATAACTCCATCTTTCTCTGCTACTGGTACAGCATCCTTTAACAACTTCTCTACATTAAGGAGAGTGACTAGGCTCTCTCTGAATTTAGCTTTAGACCTGGCAGTATCCTTAAGTCTAAACTTCAAGGTACTGATATAAATTTCTAGGCCTTGCTGAGATATTGTAAGCTCCTGGCCTAGATAATCATTAGTGACCTTAACCCTCTTACCTGTTTCAATGAGTCGATCATAGTAATCTCTAACTAATGCACTTTCAGGATTAAGAAGATTATCGATGGCTTGAATGGCCACATCATCTGCTACTGGAGCAAGCTTTACTCTAACAACTTGCTCTACAGGATATTCTTTTCTAAGAGATCTCTCTCCACGTTTAAGATTGAATATCTTATCTCGTTGTTCAAAGACATCGATATCCTCTCCTTCATAGCCTAGAAGTTCTCTAAACTCTTTAGAAGGTTCCATTCTGTCTTGAGCAGACTCTACTCCCTCTATAAGATGTTTAATGGCCCTTGCTCTGATCCTTTCATAGATAGGACCTGATTTCTTTTCAATTACTTTAGCAAGGTGTTCTTTATTCTTAACACCTAGTTTACGATACCACTTAGGGAAAGTGTTCTCATATACTCGGGTCTTACCAGGATCACTCTCTGATACCTTCTCAGTATCTACCAGGTAATTCTCTACTGAAGCATTTTGAACTTCATAGAGCATCCTGCTTATCTCATCTTCTACATAAGAATTAGCTTCTTCCTGCATATCCGCTGGTAGGTCTTCAATCTTAAGAGGACCTGTCGGAGCTGCTGGCTGAGTCATCTCAGTTCTAGCTCCTTCCACTCCTAGATTGATATTCATACGCTCTAGCCATTGATCAAGAGTCTCCCCTCTTTTCTGGCTCATTACCATACCTCGAGCGATAATCATCTCGGCCATAGTATCAGCGTACTCAGCATCCATCTTAAATTTAAACTTATCCTTGTTATCGATAAGGAAGTCCCTGAGAGCTTTCACTCTAGGGGCCATCTCTTGCTTGAGCTCCATCTGCTCTTTAAGAGTTTTAGAATTTTCTTGAAGCTGCTTCTTAACATCTTTCTTAGCTTTCTCGACTTCCTTTCCAGTCATCGAGTCAATGCCATAACGGATATCATCTTGAAGAGCTTTACCTAGCTCAGTATTAGCATACTTAGTAAGCCACTTAGCTCTATTGATCTTTAGATCCTGACCAGTAGCTTTAGCTTGCTCTACCTGGTCCATAATGTTGAGATCTTCTAATGTGAATTCAAGTTCCTTATTAGCTGCTTCTTGATCGACAACTCCTTCAGGTCCTTTCTTTGATTGATTGAAAATAGCTTCTTCTAGAGCTTGAGGACTAATTTGAATCTCTTCTCCACCTAAGTTCTCATTAAGGTGCTCTTCTACTACTTCTTTATTTTCTTCTAGATCTTCCATTTGATCTAGCTGCTCAGCAATCTTCTTATCCTGCTCAGCTTTAGCTTGATGCTCTTGAGACATCCTAACAGTCTCCATCCCTGACTGAGCCGCCCCCATTACTCCACCAGTTAACCCACCTACTAGGAAAGAGTTAAGCATCCTCTCACCTACTCCATCTAGAGCTTCTTTATCTCCTGTGATGTAATCGGCTAGGTCCTGGACACCAGTAGTAGCTGCTTCAGCTACACCTTCTTCTGCTGTGTTCTTAAGCATAGTATTAGCAGATCTCATAATAACCTGCTTCGCACCTTCTTTACCGAATCTCTCTACAAGTTCCTTCCCTGATCTCTTAAGCATATTGGACATCATGCCTAGAGTGACTACTTCAAAACCAGCTTCAGCTGTACCTGATATAGATGCGGCTGTCATGGCCTGACCTGGAGTCTTCCCTCTTTCGAGTCCTTCACGATATGTACCTGAAGCTTCAACTACTCCCATTCCTGTTAGAGTGGCAGCTGCTGGAGCTCCTGCCCAGGCTGATAACATCATGGTGGCCATCAATGGAGTAGACTCCAATGCTTGCATAAAGATATTATAACTACCTTTAAGAATCTCTCCATCTGATAGTTGTCGGATGGCACTCTCTTGAGTAGCTGCAATAGTGTGAGCTTCTGAAGCTTCTTTAAGATAGAGAGCTATAGGGTTATTGATTAACTTCTTACTTGGTTCAATCTCCTGAGCTTTAATGAAATCTCTAAGTTCAGGCGGTACTACTTTACTATGTCCTAGGATAGTCCTGGTTAAATACTTACCAGCATCGTGTAGGTATCCTGGTGCTGAAGCAATAGCTGACCCTGCGTGGAGAGTACCTTTAGCTAGTTGATCGAAGGCATCTTCAAAAACATTACTGTCTTTACTCTTTTCAAAGTTGATAAGCTTTTCGATCTCAGCAAGACGTTTAACATCTTTCTTAGCTATGGCCATCTTCTTAGGATCTGTAAGGAAGGTAGCTGTCTTAGGATATTTATAATTCCCGTTCTTATCTTTAGACAGGAGCATTTGATAGATCTCTCTATCTCTAGCGTTCTCTTCCACTTCTCCCAGGTTATCCCTAACTACACTTGGGGGCAGTAGAGATTCTTTAGAAAGTTTATCGATTCGCTTAGCTGTCTTGGAGTCTAGTCCTCGAGTCGATTCTAGAGAGAATCTAAGATCTCCTCCAGATAACTCCATAGCTTGCTCAATGTCTTTAGTTCTTCTTAGAGCTCTTTTGACATAAGGATCTTGATAAGGTTTGAGCTCTTCATCTTGGATATCTTCGGCTGGTACAAATTGGAGGCCTTTTTCTTGGGCCGGATCTTTTACTTCTTCTTCTGCTGGTACAAATACAAGATTATCTTCGGCCACTGGCTTCTCCTATTTTCGCTGTAGGGTTCCGATTAAATTTCCTTCTGCATCGAAGAACATTGTACCCTCTCCTTCTCCTTCTTGCCATACTGCTCTCTTACCGTTGAAGATTCTCGGTTGCTCTAAGTACTTAGCTTCAGGGTTTACTGCAGCCGGTCGATCTACAGGTTTAAGACCTTTTTCGCCACGCATCTTAACCTTCCATGATGGCTGATTGAATCGAGGCCAGGCCCTATCCATATCCATGAAAAGACTATTTCTAATCTCACTCCAGGTCTTAGTCTTACCTTGCTCATCTTTAGGATACTGATTGAGCTGCTTCTCAAACTCTCCACGAATGAAGCTTTCTTCTTCCTGGTCGTCGATATCGACCAACATATCCTTAAGGAAGTTATTCATAGTTTGAGCTGACTGGTGCTTTCTCTCATCACGTTGAAGATCAATGAACTTGACTTTATCGCTGTGAGAGAGCTTACCATTTAGGAAGACTTTCTCTTTCGCTAATTCTGAAGAGCTTAGTGACATAAGCCTGTCATACTCAGCAATGTCTGATTTTTTTGTATGGCCTTGAGAAGCTCTTAATGCTTCAGACTTAGCGGCCATAAGCTGTCGCTGTTGAGAGAAGGATAGCTTGGACATATCTTCAGGAGTAAGATTAAAGTTAGCCGGATCAGTCATAAGCTTATCCCCTAACTTCTGGAAGTAAGCATTTTCAGCAAAGTTTTTAGCTACCTTCTCCTCCTGGAATCTAAGCTTATACCTTTGAATAGCTGCGTCCCGTACTTCAGTATCTTTAGCTCTAGGATCATTTCTAATAGCTTCAAGTGAAGCATTATAGTCTAGTTCAGGATTTAATTTAGATACGATGGCTTCGGACTCACCTTTAACGGCTACGCCACGAACAATCCTATCAAGTTTTGAAATTGACTCAGCGGACAATTCTTTAGGGGATCCTTTACCTTTTCTAGCGTCTTTAGCTTTAAGAGCTTCATACATATCTCGAGCCAGGAGATTATCTCCATTCTCAATGGCTCGCATAATACGGCCTTCGTGGATAGCACTATAAGCTTTCGTTAAAGCTTGTTGCTCTTCTTCACGACTCATACCTTTACGTTGAGCGTATCCTGGTTTAATAAGCTGCTTTCCATCAGGAGTCTTCTCTCCTGAGATATAAGCTTCTACTTTCATAAGAGATTGATTTACTGGAGCATCATAGTTCAATACCGCATCATTAACTACTGAAGAGATATTCGCTTGAGTCTGTTCGTCGTCATACCTCTCCATCTCTCTAGCAGTATGGACGTTTAGATCCTTATTGAAGGATCCTTTATATTTCTGTGCAATAAGAGAAGCTTTCTCTTTTAATGATTGATTTCCGATGGCCCCGAGTCTTTCTTCGATGAACGAGCCGTACCCGTCATCATAATTTTTAAAGTTATCAAGACTGTTCTTCCCACGCTGGTTATAGAATCCGTTATCCTTATCGTGGAGCTGCCTATTCTTTTCATCTCTAAGCGCACTCTCAAAAGCGTCTAGCTCAATAGCTTCAGCTTTCTGCTCTTCCTTTAGTGCAATCGCTCCCAAGTTGTTTACTGTGTCAGCTACTACTTGAAGCTCATTCATTCTACTAGGAGCTGTAGGGACTTTAGCGTTAAAGCCTCCTGAAGAGAAAGCTTGTCGTCTAACTTGATTAGATCTTGAAGAAGGTATAGTAGGCATTAGGCATATCCTCCACCGCCACCGGAATAGTTATAAGCTGTAGTTCTCTGAGTCCCATACCTGGTATTTGATCTACTAGGTTTGAATCCCATCTTAGACGCACCTTGAGCAATGTTGGAAAGTCCTTGAAGTCCTCCAGTAACAAGAGTGCTTCTGGCCTTCTCTTTACCACCTATTCTAGTGAATTTAGCTTGAGTCTTTAAATTCTCTTGTTCTATCTCAATCCCTAGCGTTTGTCTCCAAGCGTTATTCTTTAAGGTCTGGACATCATCTGAAGCGAAGCTGAGCTCCTCTTGCATGAGCTGTTCACCTATTCCACCTTCGACTGTAACGCCTTGAGCTGCCATTGTAACCTTCTGATCTCCGATAAGTCTTCTGGCATCTTCATATCGCTTAGCTGCATCATCATCTAATTGAGCTTGGATATCTTCTTTTTGAAATTCTAATAGCTTAGCGTTGTGTTCTAGCTGCATGGCCTCGAAAGCTGATTGCCTTTCGATTGCATCTGCTGAGTTCTTAGCTTCCCATATTTGAAGAGCCCCGACTCCAGCCTGTGCTCCTGCTGCTGCTCCTGACACAATAGCCTCCTATCTAAAAGGGAACTTTCCTGCAGGGCTTACTGAAAGGATAGACATAGGTATAGGATCTACTTGTCTAACAAAAATACGCCCATTAGAGTTCCATTCAGGTGATATGTTCACGCTGATATTATCAGTCTTTAATTCTACAGGACTATCGTAGTCCTCGTCATTTCTTAGTTTAAATTCAGTCAATCCCTCGAGAGGATCCGATACATCGTTTGTAGGTGGCTTAGGTCCTACCCATAATCCTCGGGTATCTTCTACAAACATATTCACTTCCTGGACAATTTTCTTCTTATCCGAAAGAGTCTCCCCGTTAGGGGTGTCGATATCTAAAGTCTCAATATCAGTGAAGTAAGGTATCCCTACATGGATAACTCCATAAGGTTTATCAAGAGTTATCGTTCCACTAGATACTGTGACAGTATCATAGCTATCATTGTTAGGACTCGCTGCGACAAAGCCATCAGCGAAGACAGCTACTTCTTCTCCTTCCAAGTGCCAGAGTCCTGTGAGCTGATCTACAGCTCTTGACCAGGTAGTAGTCGCAGTAGCTTGAAGTGATGAAGGTACAGTTTTATGTGGCCTTCCAGTTACTACAGTGCCACTCGAATAAGCATCGATAGTGAACCTGATAAGCTCTCCATC